AATGCACCATATATCTCAGGCATTTGCGTAAATAGGTAATTATGTATAGTATGACTAATAAATCCTAATTATGGCAGAGGAAAAGAAAGGAGTTTTTGAAAAGCTCAAAGAAAATATTACTGACAAAGAAGAACAACTTACCTTTATATCAGTTGTTGTCCGACTTGTAGTAGTTGCGTGGAGTGGTTTTATAGTATCCCTTAATTACATATCGCTACCGGGATACAGTAATGAACCCAAGGATATAACTTTCCCTGCAAGTTTGTTGACAGGTGCGTTAGCGAGTTTTGGTTTGGAAGGTGCTAAGAAAAGAGGTGACGGTACATATAAACCAGAAGATAAACCATTAAATAAAAAAGAAGTAGAAGCGTTACTAGCATCACAATCTGGTAGTTATCAAACAGTTAGAATTGAAACGCCAATAAAAATTATTGGTGCAGAGATTGATGATTCCAAATCAAAAAAATGAAAAAATTACTAGCACTATTATTACTGTTTAGTCCTTCTGTAGCCCTAGGAGACATCAATCATTCGATTCAGAATGTTGTTTCTGTCAGTACATTAGGATCAAGTTCAACGGCTAATCGCATAGGTACTACGTTTTCTGCATCAGGTACAAATGTCACGCCTTCAGCAGGTGATACTGCAAATGCTATCGGTACTTTAGATTTAACGGATGCACAGATTACTAATGGCGTTCCTACAATTGACGCTACAACCACATACTCAGTTACAAATTCCGGCGATGCATGGTCTGTGTCGGAAAGTTTTATCCAAGGCGATTCTATACCTACTTCAAATACTACGGTTACCAATGGTGCTGTACCTGCATTACCAATATTTGGAGATACAACAACTTTTGCAGGTGGAAATATAGGCACAACAGCTATGACTATGGACAGTGGTGGAGCAATGACAGTCAACTTATCTGCCACAGGGCCGGGTGTAACAGCACAAATGTCCAACACAATTAAATTAGAAATTGATTAATGAAATGGCTGGTACTTTTTTTATTAGGAGTACCTAGTGCATATGCAGGGGGAATTACGCCTTCGTTTTCTACAGGCCAAATGGAAAGTAGCAGTTCTAGTAAGACTATTGTGGTCGAGACCATTGTTACTGAGAACTACCGCACAGGATATTCTTATAGTTTACAAGGTCATAACATACAAGTTAAAGACGGCACAGTTATATCACCAGATGCTACATATACAAACACGCAAACAGTTAACGGAGTCTCATTTCAATGGGTTACCCCAAATTTAACTACGAAACCACAGTGGGAAATACTAGATCCACAAGAGTCATTCTCCATAACAGAAAATTTTCTTGCACCGGGATTAGATGCAACAAGCACAATACAACGCACCATAACAACAGAAAGTCAAAGTACAAGTTTGTCCATTTTTTCAAATTAAGTTTACTGTTATTATTTATATCTCCTGTTAAAGCTAATACCGTAAGTTCGCCATCGGCCAGTTCCAGTGGCACGGTGATCAATAACGGCTACCAAACAATTAATGGNGGNTTTCCAACGATGATTTATGGNGGTCAGGTGCAATGCCAACAGCCNACACTAGCCTTTACACCGTTTGTAACTAAAGGAGAAAACTATAGTACACCTAGAATTACTACAACNACTACTAATATTTACGATCTTTCAGAAGATGCTAATGGTAANCTAGTTAATCCGGGATCTATTCTTTATCAAAGTGAACAACCAAGAATAGAGCAATCAACTCATAATTTTAATTATGGATTTACTGTTAGCTTACAGATACCACTTGGAAAAGGATCTGATCTGTGTTTAAANGCAGCAGAAAATCAAATAGCAGGTCAAGAATTTATATTGGCTAAACAAAAATTAGAAGTAAATTTGGCAAGAATGAAGCTATGTGCCGAGCAATTTAAACTTGGAGTTAAACTGATAAACGAAGATGCAGTTGCGTGTAGAAATGTTGTGCTAACAACTATACCAAATCAAGTTGTGCCACATACACATGAAATAAAAACTAAGTAGATTTATCCTTAGACTTTCCTAGACGTTTTATAAGCTGCTTCGTAAGGGGTTTTACAGCGTTTAAAAGGAGAGGAGTAGTCGCAGCGATACTAGCAACAAAAAAAGTAGAGACAGCCACGCTAGGCGTAGGTATGTATTGGTCGATGAATTTAACTCTTTCATAAACAGTAGTGCAATCACCGTTACTTTCTCTAACATAATTCTTAATTCGTTCCAATCGCTTATCGTTAACAAAACTTCCTATTCTTAACGCTCCTTCTGGGGGACAGGGTTCGTATTCTATTTTTTTTTCTTTCTTTGGTTTCGGTTGTACTACGTTTGTGTCCTGTGTGGGCGTAGAAACAGTGTTAACTGGTGCTGGTGTTGTATCTATTATTTGAGCAGGGTCGTATCTCATAGGCGTATACGATGGTGTCTCACCATGTGGACATACTGTGTATGTGCCACGTTTATCTGATAGCAATAAAGATGGATTGCGTGTAGTTTCTAAATCTCTGTGATATAAGTAACATCCCGGTAACTTGCCTTTTAGTTTTGGTTTACTAAAATAAGGTGTATCTGGGATATCAATTGTTGGAAGAGTTATCTCAGGTATCTTTATTTCAGACACTTAAGGAATTAGTTTTGGTTTAGATGGTATTGGTAAAGATGGGCCTGTTACGTCAGGTAATGCACTGCCAAGTACATCTGGCATTAATCCTTGGACTTCGCCAAGTACTTTATCCATAATCTTTTTTTGAAACTGTGGTGATTGTACATATTTGTATGTAAAAAAACCACCGCCCAGAATGCCTAACATAAGGATTCCAGTTACGATGGTAATAATGTCTAAAGCCTTTCGCATGATTAAGTACCAGATAATACGAGCTTGCTCATTAATGAGTCTAGTCGTTCTGCTTCTTATAGTAGCAATTAGCCCTCTTTACGTCACTATGGGAATAATGACACGGCAGTTACAAGAAAAAATTAAGTAGTCTCTTCAGTCTCTGGTGTATTTCTGTCATTTATAATGGCCGTTAATTCAGTAAATCTTTTTTCACATTGTTTAGCAGTTGCTTGTGCTTCATTATATTTATTAACTACTTCTTGTAATTCTGTTTGCAGTTCTTCAGTTGTTGGTTTTGCCATAATAAATTTAATAGGTCTAAATATATTGTGCCACGATTAGTTAATTGCTGCCATTATGTAGTTACTTCTTCTGCTGTTATAACAGAAATTGGTCTTGTTCTATATGCATTGTTATCATCAGATGCTGTTCTGTTTACATATAAATGCGAAGTGCTACTACCTGAAAAACAACCTATTCTTATTCCATAAGTAGTTGCACTTGTTGTTGCAGGTGAATCAATAAAATCAAAAGGAATACACCTACATTCACCTCCATAAGTTGCACCCATTGTCATAGCCATAACTCTAACTCTGTTACCATCAGCATCACCTGTAGCAGTTGCGAGTATACTTCCGCCTTTATATAAAGCTATACCATAACCTCCATTATCGTCACTCATGGACATATTGATAAAACCTGTTATTCTAATTTTTGATGAGTTAAGAGTTGGAGTAATAGTAACATTTACACCAGTATCGTTTGAAAAAGTATTAACACTAACTGTACTTTGACTAAAGACATTGGTTTTAACTGTCTGTTTTACCTGTATTATTCCACCATTAGAACCACTTGGCAGACCACCAACAGGAACGATTGAATTGACTTTAAGTTGGCTCATGATTTTGGATACTTGTCTTTGATAGTTTTAATAGTAGCTTTCCATGCATCTATACCATTATGGTAAATGTTATCTAGCTGATCTTCAAGACTTGGATACTCTGCTCGTCTCTTTGATTTGTAACTGTCATTTTCTAAATCCCAAGCAGCTTGTAGTGCAGCAAGTCCATCTGTGCATTCTTTTTCTGTGGGTTTTGTACCACCATCATGCACTATAAGATTTTCATAGATTTTATTTTTATAATCAGACCACCCAAACCATTGTCCTAAACGTACGGTTATAAGATAATCTTCTATGTGATTTGGTCTCATTATGTATCTCCTAATCTAGTAAAGGTTACACCAGTATGTTTATCTGTTGAATAACCAAGTATTTGTACGGTGTCTGATACGTCATACGAAATCTTCATTCTATATGTAGATGCGTTCGTAACATCAATTACATTGCTACACACGACATTAATGTGTGCTGTATTCATATAACCGTTACCATATGTTGAACAGACATTAGTATAACTACTACCTGAATTGGTAGACACTGGGTGTCTTACACCTACATAGGTTCGTCCACCATTACCTTTAAATGTAAACATACTTTGTACTAAATAAATTCCAGCACTAGGAAATGTAAAAACTCCACTTGATTGACTCATGCCAGTACCAATATTCCCTGCTAATGCAGCAGATTGGTCTGAGTGTCTTGCCCAGTTTGATGTTATATCAGCTGTACTATTTACGTTTGCAGTAGAAGTTAACACCCAGTTATCGTGCATTGTTATGCCAAACGGCTGTACAGTACCAGAAGTGTTTTGTATTGTATTAACTTTTAATATACTCATGGCTTGGGATTAGCGTCTTTTACAGCTTTAATGTGAGTTGCCCATGTGCCAGATGTTGTGACAGTTCCAGCAACTATATCTTTGTATAGCATATCTAACTGATCGCCAAATGAAGCGTAAATTGTTGAACCATCTCTTGTCCTATCAGTTTTGTACTTAACAGCAGCAGCTTCTGTATTTAATGTAGTTCTTGCAGCATCTATTTTACTCTGGTCAAGAGACACGGAGTTACCGCTTGCGTCAAAAGCACCTGCTGAATCATCAATAGAAACTACCGTTCCAGCGTATGCTTTGTAAATCGCTTCGTGATCTAAGGACATAATCAGTTTTTAATTAGATTATACATGGAAGTAATCATGCTGACACCTCCATTACAAGAATACTTGAAGGTGGTCTAGTTCTATCGTCATCATTATTATCTTCACTTGATTTGTTCATGTAAATTGTAGATGATGGATATGTTCTACACCATGTAACTTTGTAAGTCGTAGCACTTGTTGTAGCTGGAGAATCTAAAAATATTGATGTACAATTTTGATGGTCAGCATCTTGACCAGAAACTACTCTAACAGAACCTGATGCTCGTGTTCTATTACCATCTGCATCTCCCATGTAAAGGTCTGTACTACCTCGTACTAATCTCCAAGCTATATTTTGACCATCTCCAGCAGAAAAACTTAAGTTTGCATATATTAAAATTTTACTACTTGTTGAAGTAGGTGTAATAGATACACTCAAACCTGTATCGGCAAAACTAGGTTTTTCACTTGTAGTACTAGCTGTATCTGTTTTAACTGATTGTTTTACTTGAATGATTCCACCGCCACCACCTGTTGGTACACCTGCAACTGGGATAATACTGTTGACTTTTAGTTGACTCATAATTTAAACAATAGTAAGGGTTTCATCAGCACCCACTGTAACAGTGACGCCACTCGCAATAGTTATAGGCCCTGCTGCCATTGCGTTGCGACCATTAGTAATAGTATAGTCACTGCTAACTGTCTGAGCATTTTCATAAAACACTCCACCTTGAGTTACTGCACTAGCAGATGCTTCGAGACTTATACCGGGTACTCTAAACTTGGTGTTGTTAGAATTACCTAAAGTTATCTCATTAGATATAGTATTATTTGACCCATAAACATTGTAACCAATAAGGATATTATTATTACCACTCCTATGAGCTAATCCAGCACCTCTTCCGATAAATACGTTTTGAGAATTAGTAGAGTTATTACTATCTCCTCCAGCATAATGACCAATAGCTGTATTATCACTACCTGTAGTTAAATACGATAAAGCAGTATAACCCATAGCAGTGTTGTAATCACCTTCGGTTATTCTTCTACCAGCTTCAAAACCAAATAAAGTGTTGTATTGTGCGTTGTTACCACTAAAACTACTTCCAGCGTCAGTACCACCTACAGTATTATAGTTACTGTCACTACTTACACCACTAGCAGCAGCAGCAAATCCAGCTTCACCGTTAGAATCAACTGTTAGTACATGACCATTAGTTGGTGTACCGCCGTTGTCTTTTAGAGTAAAGTTAATACCGGGGATTCTAAACTTGGTTATGTTGGTGTCACCTAAATTTATTGTATTAGATTCACTTGCAGAGGTAGTATCTGAGTTATAACCGATACATATATTATTGCTTCCAGATTCAATACTACTTCCACTTTGTCTTCCTATCGCTACGTTTTGATCTCCAGTTGTTGTATATCTTCCAGCATCTCTACCAACATATGTACAGTCATCAGAAGATGTTTGGTTATTACCAGCGTACCAACCTACAGCTACATTACCTATACCAGTAAGAGTATCACTACCAGAAGTTGCACCTACTGCTACGTTGTAACTTCCAGTTGTACCAGCATTAGCACCATCACCAATCGCTACGTTGCGATCTCCAGTAGTTATAGAGTTATTAGCACTGTTACCAATTGCAACGTTTCTTTCGGCTGTGCTAGCACCCATCATAGTCTGATAACCGATTGCAACGTTAAAACTATTATCTCCGTTGGAAAGGTTTCTTAAAGCTCCTTTGCCGAGTGCAACGTTTCCATGATTAGATTGAATATCATGCAAACACTCATGACCTAACGCAATGTTGCCATTACCTGTTGTTATACTTGTCCCAACTTTATATCCAAAAAGAGTATTATAGTTTCCTGATGTTATTTCTTCACCAGCTTCATAACCTATGGCATGGTTCGCTTCACCAGAAGTAATGTTTGAGTTAGCACCTTGACCTCCAGCTCGATAACCTCCATACATATTAACACCACTAGCACTTGCACTACCAGAATTGCTAATATGTTTAAGAGCATATTCATTTGAACCTAATCCGCCAGCAGCAGCCCATGATGTATTACCACTACCATCTGTTTGCAAGACGTAACCGTTTGTACCTCCGTTTGGCGGTAGAACAAAACTGACGTTACCAGAATATGCAGAGTGTGCAGGGGATTTAATAGCAACGTAGTGTGCGTTACTGGACTCACAATAGAATCTAGCTTCAGCTACGCTACCACTACCAGTTTTAAGAGATAAGATACCGTCATCTGCTTCAAGCCCAATACCGGGAACTCTAAACTTGGTTATAGATGTATTACCTAAAGTAATTTCGTTAGAAACATCAACTGCTGATGCTTGTGCACCATAACCAATAATTATATCGTTATCTCCAGTTGTAAGACTAGAACCAGCGTTTCTTCCTATAGCAACGTTTTCGTCGGCACTTGTTGAACTACCTAAAGAATATGTACCAACTGCTACATTGTTTTGTCCCATATTTTGGGTACATGATTCAACACCTACTACTGTATTACTATCACCACCAGTGTTTGTTCTGTAGGCTTCGTGACCTATAATTACGTTTCTTTGACCAGTTGTAATATCTTTACCAGCTTCTTTACCAATAGTTAGATTAAGAGTACCAGAAGTTAAATCTTCTAATGCAAGAGTACCTATACCTATGTTATAATCTCCAGTAACAGTATTGTTTGACATAGCGTCATAACCGATAGCAATATTATCGTCTCCAGTTGTTAGATTTGTACCAGCATCTTTACCTAAAAGTGTGTTTTTACTACCACTGGTAACTTGTCGTCCGGCTCGATATCCTACTAAGGTGTTTTCACTACCACTTACATTACCCTGACCTACTCCAGTGTAATAACCAATAGCTGTATTTTCAGTTCCAGTAGCGTTGTATCTTAAACTGTTTCTTCCTACAGCAACGTTACCTGATGTTGTTAGAGCACTTTCTAACGCTGCAAAACCAACAGCAACGTTACCAGCTCCTGTCGTATTAGAATCTAAAGCCATAGCTCCTACAGCAGTATTAAAACCGCCTGTAGTAATGGCCTTTAATGCGTCATGTCCAAAACCAGCATTGTAATCACCAGTAGTTATAGCAGTACCAGCATCATAACCAAATAAGGTATTCTTTTCTGCATCTGTACCATTAAAACTGTCTCCAGCGTTAGTACCAGCAACAGTGTTTTCTTGAGAGTCACTTGTTACACCAGCACTCATTTCAGCCCATGTAAGACCACCTGTATTACCAGACTGTGCTGTTAGTACATAGCCATTAGTAGGTGAGTTAGATACCTTTAGGTTTGCTTCGTCTACTACGTTGTCCGCAATCGTTAAAGCACCACTACCTGTAACTTCTCCTGTGTGAGTTGCGTTAGATGTAATACCAGCAACTGTTGAGTTAAGTGCAGCAATATCTACACCGTCAACTGTTCCTGATACTGTGATGTTTCCTGTTACGTCAAGCCCACCGTTTGCATCTAAATTACCTGTTATATCTACAGTTCCATCAGAAGCTATAGTTAATCTTGCAGCATTGTTTGATTCATCTACTACTCTAAAAATACCATTATTATTATCAACGGTAAAATCAGAGCCACTACCAGTGTTCGTAAGTTTTAGCTTTGGAAACGAATTATTAATGTCTAAAATTCCACCAATAGTTTGATTACCAGTAAACGTGTTAGAACCTAGACCAGCTAAGTTACCTGTTGCTGTTACACCACCTTGCCAAGATGAACCGTTATATACTCTTAACTCATTAGAAGAAGTATTGAAGTATAAGTCTCCAGCAGCTAATGAGTTGCCACCACCATCTGTTGATGGGTTAGAAGAAGCTATCTGATATGTATTAGCAAAGCTACTTACGTTAGAAATATTACTTGCAACAGTATTTACGTTTGCTATAGAACTAGCAACTGTACTGATATTACTGTTAGCTCCAGCTACTGTATTGATGTTAGAGTTATTACTAGCTACTGTAGTTACATTTGCAGATATACCAGCAACTGTCGTTATATTGCTTGCTATGTCAGCTAACGTATCCATGTCAGATACGATTGCTGAAGTAGCTAACGTATTCATATCAGAAACAACATCTGTCGTACCAAGTATTGCTAAATCTGCAACAGCATCAGCAGTTCCTAATCTGCCTATCTCTGTTGCCTTACCAGCTACAGCACCTATATCAGTTGCATCAGCAGCAACAGCGTTAATGTTTGACGTATTGTTTGCAACTGTTGTGACGTTAGATGATATGCCAGCTACAGTTGTTACGTTGCCAGATATACCAGCTACAGTATTAATGTTTGAATTGTTACCGGCTACTGTGTTTATATTTGTTGTGTTAGCTCCAGCAGCAGCAATGTTGGTTGCGTTTGTAGCTACAGTTGTAACCTCTGTTGCCTTTGGTACTAATCTATGAAATGTATATGTATGGGCTGTAGTTGTTGTTTCTACTAAAAATCCAAAACCAGAAGGTATAGTTGAAGATACACCTGTAATTACAACAGCTAATCCACTACCTCTACCGTTTGCAATAGTAACTGTTGTTCCGCTTGGTACTAAGTTAGTAGATGCTGCTGAAACTGATACGATAGTTCCTGTTCCATTTTCAGCATCTGGATTGCTTGTAGGAAAACTTGTTTCATTTGCTATTGGTACAAAGCCACCAACGTCATCTACTAAATCTAAAATACGAGCATCAATAGCTGCTGTTGTAGCAATCTTATTATCTGCTGCTGACCAAGTTTCTCCAGACTGTATTTCTTCACCACTAGATAAATTATAGAATCTAGCGTCAGCTTCTGCTTCTGTATAATATCTGTTATCTAATTGACCAGCGTTTAGTTCAGTTTCTGTATAGTATCTATTATCTAACTGCCCAGCATCTAATTCTGTTTCTGTATAATATCTACCATCAAGTGTACCGTCAACTATTTTAGCGTTAGTGACAGCATCGTCTGCTATCTTAGCTGTAGTTACAGCAGTATTATTAAGTTTAGCAGTAGTAACTTGACCATCACTTATTTTTGCTTCAGTAACAGCATCGTCTGCTAATTTAGCATTTGTAACTGCACTAGCTGCTATTTTTGCTGTAGTTACAGCATTTATATTTAATTTAGCTGTAGTTACTTGACCGTCAGCTATCTTATCTACATTTACTGCATTGTCTGCTATTTTGGCTGTTGTTACTGCACTATCAGCTATTTCAGCTGTTGCAATATTGCCACTTGATGCTGCTGTTATTCTACCCTGTGCGTCAACTGTAATATCAGCAGTAGTATATGTACCGGCTGTAACTGAGGTATTTGCTATCTTAGCAGCTGTTATTGCATCGTCAGCTATCTTTCCAGTTGTAACCGCATCATCAGCAATTTTATTTGTAGTTATTTGACCATCTGTAATGTTAGCTGTACCTGCTGCTGCTGCTGTAATCCTACCTTGTGCATCTACTGTAATGTTTGCAGTGTTGTATGTACCGGGAGTTACAGAAGTGTTTGCCAGTTTAGCAGCAGTAATTGCATCATTAGCTATGTGTACTGTTTCTATACTGCCATCATTGTAATGTTCAGAGCTAATAGCATTGTCAGCTATCTTTGCACCAACTATTGCGTCAGCAGCAATCTTAGAAGTAGTGACCGCATCTTGTGCAATAGTTAATTGAGTAGCACCTGTAACGTCACCTGTATGAGTAGCATTAGTAACTGTGTTATTTAATTTGTCATGATCTGCATCTGTAAAAACATTGCTATCACTAGCACTTTCTACTAACGCTTTAATTTCTGCTGCTGTTTGATCTGCGGTAGCATTGCTTTCAATTCCATCTAATTTTGTACCATCAGCACTTACATCTCTACCATCAACAGTTGCAGATACACTAAGATTACCAGAACCGTCAAACACTAAAGTTTTATTAGCACGGTTAGTTGCGTTCTCTGTAATTTCTAAACCACCAACACTTTGTGTTAATGGAAATCTAATAGTTTTATCTAATATGCTTTGTTGTTGTTGATTTAAAATTACGGCTTTATCTAATACATCATTAATAACTTCTGGAAAAAATCCACCTTGGTTTGTTATTTCTGTTTGTTGTAACGCACTTACTTTAGATGTAATAACAATATTGTATCCACTTGCTAAATTCTGTGGACTACCACTAGATACTAAAGTTACAGTACCACCGGGGTTTGCGTCCTGATCATCATTAAG